TCGGAAGGATCGGCAGCCCTCGGGCCGCCCCCGGTCTTGTCGAACAACTCCAAAAACACCAAACCGATGAAATCTTAGGAGAGAATCGACAAGATCTCTGTCAGTCTGAGGGAGCCTTACGTCTAATTCTTGAGAGGGCACCAGAGCGCATTGAATCCGAAGTTCTGCGAGCGATCTCGGAACTGAGGAACATCCGTTGGGGTGTATCCTATGCTGCCTCAGGCGCCGAGGCTGACATCGGAGTCGTCGATGTGACTTATATCAAGAGACTTGCCCAACAGGAACTTACAAGAAGGGGCAGGCAATGATTAGCGATTTTCTCGCGGCCTAAGGGTCTTTTCCCTGATCGACCTTTTGGCGTCGGCTTCGAGTTTTGCGCTTCAGGCATGTCGCCTAGACTTTTCCCCGCACCCCATGTCCGACACCATCGGCCGCATCACCGTCCCCACGGTGATCAACTCTGGCCAGACATTTCCGCTCACCACGCAGTACCCGTTCGGCTTCTCCATCGAGCGTCCGGTGATCGTGCACCGCTTTGGCAGCCTCGACGCCAAGCAGGAGCAGCGATATTACGCCGGCATCGGCCCGCGCAAGTTCCAGTTCAAGCGGCCGAACCTCAACTGGAGCGAGTCCCGCCAGCTCAAGGCGTTCTGGGAGTCCATGCAGGGGCCCTGGATGGCGTTCACTTACAACGTCCCCAATCCCGATGGAACTACCAGTGCCGTCCTGGTGACCTTCGAGCAGGCGCCCATCTCGTTCCAATACCTGTGCAATGCGCTCCAGGTCGGGCTGAACTTCGTCGAAGTGGTCGATCCGACTCAGGCGCCCACGTACGTTGTCAATTCCACGTGTCTGCGGTTCCCGTCGAGTGCGCTGTCCGCCGCGCTGCTTTCCGAGGTCCAGCAGATCGTCCCGTTGGTGCACATCCGCGTGCGCGAATCCGCGGTCGCGAACATCTATCTCTCCGACCGCCGTGTGACGGTGGGCGGCCAACTCTATCTGCCGCGCCTGATCGGTATCGGCGAGCCTGGCTCCGACGTCCTGATCTCCCAGGACATCAAAGGCGCTTCGGACAACGTCCGCTTCACCTTCGGCAACGCCGACCGCGTGATGACGCAGCTCGCCAACGACACCGACCTGAAGTACGCCGAGATCGACCTCTGCCTGTTCCATGTGAACTCCGGTATCCTGCTGCAGCTCTGGAAGGGCGTAATTCAGAACTACGTCAGCGACGGCACTGCGAATTTCCCGGTGACCTGCTCTGATGGCTTCTTCCAGATCATGAACCAGTACCCGGAGCGGCAGGTCAGCCGCCAGTGCTGGAAGACCTACAGCGACGGCGTTAACTGCCCGTGGGCCACGAAGGGCGCCAGCGCGGCCGCGGTGACGGCCGCCGGCGGCGATCCCGCGAGCTGCGACTATTACCTCGAATCGGCGAACGGCTGCCAGGTGCACGGCATGGCCCCTTACTTCGGCGCGCAGCAGGCCGACCCGCAGGGTGTCGTCATCAAGGATGACTCGACCGGCTTTCTGGGCTTCGGCCGCAACACCGTCACTGCCACCTCGATCATTTCGGACACGGTCTGGGGGCTGGCGCTGCCGGAGATTTGGTGCAACTCGGGCGGCAATCCGCTGTTTGCGTTCATGGCCACGGCGCTGATGGTGGACTACCGCGATGAATCGGGATACGCCGATTCGCTCGGCATCCTCGGCGCCGGGCCGCTGGGCGGGTTCACCGCCTCGATGGTCGTCACGAACGCGGACGGCTACCGGTACGTGGTCGCGCCCACGGTCGATGGCTACCTGTGGCAGGGCCTCAAGGTCGATGGCAACCTGAATATCACGAAGTACCAGCCAGGCATGGGGCTACGATACGTCGCGGGCAGCGACCCGGTGAATCCGGCCACGGACTATTTCTCGCTCGGGCAAGGCACGCCGCAGGTGTGGGAGCCGAACGTCTATGCGGCGGGCACGGCGGCCTGCGAGATTCGCATCGTCAAGTCCACCACAATTCAACCGAGCACTCCGGACCAGCACCAGATGACGGTGCCGATCGATTACGGAATGTGGGGCTGGACCTGGGACCAGAACGGCAACCGCACGGCGGTCAAGGGGTTGATCAATCCGTTCTGGATCGCCGTCAACATGCTGCTGCGCGCTATGGGGTTGTATGGCGACCCATCCACGGGTTCGAATCCTGCTGGCGGCTCCGGGCCGGCATCGTCCGACCAGCTCGTCACGTTCGTGCTGCCGTCTCTGGTCGTGGGCGATGGCAGCGGGACCGCGGAGATCGCCGCCGATCAGGTTGCGCCGATCCTGGGCGCCGGCAACACCACCTGGTACTCGATTACCAGCAGCGGGAATCTGCTCAACGGGGCCCAGGTGAACCAGAATCCGGACGGTAGTTATAGTTTCCAGTATTACGACGACTCGGGAGATCTGAACATTCTGTCGATCGGGGATGCGCTCAGCGCGGGATATGTCACGGCAACCACCGAAGCCATCACCGAGACGCAGTTCCAGTTCCAGGGAGTGATCAGCAGCCAGAAGCCGTTCCGCGACTGGCTTACCGAGGTGCTCAACTGCTGCCTGGGGTTCTATACCTGGGAATTCGGCCAACTGAAACTCGGCTGCCGGATCAACGCCAGCGTGGTGGACGCCTACACCGCCGGCAACATGCTGTTCCAGAGCCTGCGATTGGCTCCGATCCAGTCGGCCTTCGAGCACCTGGTGCTTTCCTTCGCCGACGTTGCCTATCAATACCAGGCGAACACGGCAGAGTATTGCGACAAGAGCCACGCGGCCTACTACGGCCGCGCCGGGTCGCCTCTTACCAGTCAGATGCATTCGGTGGGCTGCTCCACGCTCGGCCAGGCGCTCCGAATCGCGGCCACGCGGACGCGCGAGGAAATCGGCGGCGTGAATCCCACCGAGTGGCGGAACGCGAGGACGGCCACCTGGCAGACCACGCTGCTGGGGTTGGCGAACGAGGTCGGCCAGGTTGTTTCGATCACGCACCCGGACGTGCCCACCGGAACCGGAGCCTTTCGGATTCAGCGGTGGAGCCTGAAGAAAGATTGGTCAGTGGAGATCCAGGGACAAACCGTCACTGCTTCGATGTACGACCTGGACGTCGGGCCGAAGCCCATCGACGTGGTGCCCGCGCCCTTGCCGCCCCTGTTCTATCCGATCCCGCTCGGGCCGGCGTGGGCGCCCTACCAGGTGCAGGCGGCCTCCTGGGACGCGTTGTTCCCGAACGAGTGGACGTTCGATTCGAACCAGACCTACACCACGCTGGCCGATGGCAGCGCCCTCGCCAGCCTGATTGTCACCGGGAAACTGCCGGTGAATGAGTTCAGCTCGACCGGCGCCGGCGCGCCCGGTATCGGATCGATCTCGCAGTCCGCGACGGGCGGATCGCTGTCGGCCAACGTGATGTTGCGCGTGGCCATCTGCGCGCTCGACTCGAACGGGCTGCCGTCGGCTCCGTCGAATATCGCCCTCATCGGGACCTCGGCCTCTGGAACGGACACGTTTACTCTGGAAGGCATCACCTGGCCGGCGGTCGCGGGCCTGGTTTCCTACGTGCTGTTCGTGGCTACCCAGGACGATTTGATCTGCGCGCAGGCCACCGGGACATTGACTGTCGGCGGGGGCAACACCTACACGCCCGGCTCGATCACTTTCGGTGGGCCGCTGGCGCGCTCGACGTGGGCCCTGCCCTCACCCTACGTCTCCAAGATCCGGATCAAGGCGAAAAGGGGCGTCCATCTGGGGGTGGCCGGGGTGAACGTGGACAGCGTCACCACCAGCCAGGTGGTCTGCGGGGAACTGGTCGACGCCAGCCCGCCCAGCAGCCCGTTCAACCCGGTCGGGAGGGTGCTCTCCGTGATTGGCCGGCCGGAGAGCAGCACGCCGTTCCTCAGCGTGGAAATCACGGGCTACGATCACACCACGGGGACGTTGACCGTCTCGCCACAGGCTGTCGTCTCGGGCCAGCCGCTTCTCTCGATTCAGGCGGGCGACACGGTGGCGATCCGCAATAAAGCGGACGCGGCCAACACAAGCAACCCGACCCAGATCACCGATACCGGCTACCAGAACCAGACCTGTGCGTACGGCGGTCTGACGCCCGGCGCGGAGGTAGGGAACATCCTGCGTGTGATCGCGGGCACTGGCCGCGGCCAACTGCGCAAGATCACAGGAAACACGGCCACACAATTGTCCTGGGATTTGCCGTTGCTGCTGGATGAAACCTCGGTGTGGATCGTCGAAGCGCCGACGTGGGATTACATCTGCGATTCGACCGCGTTCGACAACGCCGACTCGCTGCGCGCCGTGACGATGAATATCCCCACCGACAACTTCATCGACCAGCAGGTGGTAATCGCGGGGTTCACGGTGGATGTGAACGGCAACGAGTCGCCGGATGGCGATGTTGCGATCCGGGAGGACTGGATATATGGGGCCGAGGGCCTGGCGAAGGTGGCGGGGTTCACGCTGCCGGTGAGCGGTACGCTCGGCATCCAGGCCGACGCCGCGCCCGCGTTCTATCTGGATAGCGACTTCACCGCCGGGAGCGTAAAAGCATACGTGAAATCCGCGCCGGTGGGCGCGGACCTCGTGTTCACGATCTATGCGGGCGCAACCGCCTGGCTCTCGCTCACAATTCCCGCCGGCAGCACTTCGGTTGCGGCCACCGACACACAGATAGATGGGGCGGCCACGATTCCGGCGAACACCAATGTGCGGCTGGCGATTACGGCGGTGGGAACGACATTCCCTGGCGCCGACTTATCCGTCTTTATCTACTCCTAAATGGATCAAATCTACAAGCTGCAACCGCACCGCACCATGGCGCTGCAGGGCTTCGACGACTATGGCGCGGCGGCGGCGCTGTGGGGCGCTTCGGACACCGGGTTCACCGTGTCCGGCGTGTTCCGCGACATGGCTGATTTTGCGGTGCTGGTGCTGTTCCAGAAGGACGATCCATTTGGGCACCCGCTGTTCTCGTATCTTCCGGACGGCGACCTAACGGGCCTTGTTCTCGATTTCGACGTGACCTGGTCGGGCATTCAGTCGTGGGAGTCGCTCAAGAGCGCCTGGACGGACTGGAACGCGCTGGACTATAGCGTCAATGGGGTGGGCAGCAATGCGAAGAGATGGTTTGGCACGTCCGGAATCACGGTCACTCCCAACACGACGGGGAGGGCCGGCGCATCGGCCACTTACGTTCTCAACCTGAACAGCCCGCAGCCGGGCGACAAGGTCACGCTGTGGTATCAGAACCTGTCGTTCGTCAGCCCGGCGATCTCGGCGTCGCACCCGACCACCGATCAGGCCATGTGGTGGCAAGGCAACGCCGCATACAACCACTGGGTAACAATTGGGTCGGCGACTTACTCTTGCCTGGAAGATTCCCTGAACAGTGCAAGCGTGGCGAACAACATCGCCGGCCAGATCAACGCGTCCGATCTGAACTGCACGGCCACTACTGGCGGCGCCTATGGGAATGAAATCTTCATCACGTTGAAGGCCGGAGTGGCCGGGCCGGTCGCGGTTTCGAGTTCCGATGGATCGGCCGCGGATACGCTGTCACAAGTCAGTGCCGCCACGATCTTACAGTCCATCGCCCAGCAGATCAACGCCGTCAATTGGACGAGCAATGGGCCAGTCACGCTCAGTGCGTCGGTATCGGGATCATCCACTTTGGTGGTGACCGCCGCGCCTGGTGCCGATGGCAACATGGTGGGGTTCTATCAGACGGACAACAACAGCAGCAGCCGTCTGTACTTCACCGCGACCAATTGGAACTTATCAGGCGGCTCTTCGGACAACGTGTCCTGGCACGTTCATATCGAGTTCTCCACCCTCGGCTGGAGCAACGTGGACAAGGTCTGGTGGACCATCGCGCCCGCGCTCCCCAACGGCCAGGCATACCAACCAACTGAATGGCAGATGGTGGTGACGAACTGGACAGTGACAGACTCGGGGAGCAAACGCCCGCTCAAGGTGGCCGGGCCGGGATCTGTTCGCATCGAGGAAGACAATCCGTGGGTGGTGCGTTCGGGTTACTGGGAAGATCCGTCCGTTGTGGCTCCCGTCGTGTCCGATTTCTGGAGCCTGGGGCGGGCGATTCGGTCGGCGTACAGTTCCGGCGAGGCGCGCAAGCTGACCATCGAGACGCACTGCCAGAGCACGCACGACATTTACGTGGGGACGCGCCTGGACACCAACTGCGGCATCGTGAGCGCGTCGCTCGACGGCGGGACTCCGGTGACGCTCGATTGCTACTGTCCGGTGGCCTCAACGGGGCAGTTACGGCGGCCGCTGTTTACTGGAGTGCCCGCGGGGCAGCACAGCGTGGTAATCGCACTTACGAGCGCGAAGAACTCCGGGAGTTCCGGTTGGTACTTCTACTTTGACTTTCTGGAATGCGCTGTCAAAAGCGATGTGCCGGATGCGCCGCAGACGCGGACGGATGCCGGGGTGGCGACCGACTTCGACACGGACAACACCTACAAGCTGTCGCCGCAGAGGCTGGTGTGGAACATTCAGAAACTCGGCTTAATAGGCGAGATCGATCACTACTGCGGGGTCTTCTGGTGGAAGCAGTCGGTCGCGGCCAGTCCGTCCTACCCGCAGTGCACGGTCACGTTCTCCGGCAACTGGAACGATCAGGATGTCGCTTGGCTGCACGTTGGCGGCTCCGCGATCGGCAAGACGGTGTTCGGCGGGCAGGATACGAACAACACCATTGCGCAGCACTTCGCAAACTTCATCAACGCGATCTTCGATGGCGTCTGGGCAACCGCTGCCGGCAGCGTCCTTACAATTACATCGCATTCCTTCGGCAGCACGTTCCAGTTCCACGTGTATACGGAACTGCCATCCTCGAACACCGGATCCGGTCAAGCTGCGGTGACAGGCGACCTGCAAGGCGGCACGTATGGCGCTACGTGGGTCATCGATCCGACCCAGACTCCCGTGCTCAATCGGGCCTTTCGCGACTGGCATGCGGATTACTTTGCGCTACTCTATTCCGCCGGCATCGGCGTGACGGTGTCGTTTTCGCAGGAACTCGTGAATCCGCCCGACAATCCCTCCGGCGGCGCGGTCTGGGTGCAGCGGTATCCGGACAACACTCCCGTGCAGACGTCGACCGGCTTCGGCTCGCTTTACAGTTCCCAGGCAGCGTTCGGCGCCCCGGTCGAAAGCTACATGGCAAAGGTGTACGCCGGCATGGCCGCGTTGATGGCCGCGGCCTCGCTCGCGGTGCGCCTCCAGTTCGGCGAGGTGCTGTGGTGGTATCAGGCGAACACCGCCGGGATGGCGTTCTACGATGCCGACACCACGGCGGCGGCGCAAGCTGCGCTGGGCCGTGCGCTGGCGACTTTTCACACGCCGAATGACGACCCGTCCGTGAATTCCTATGCCGACGCGAATTTCCTGCACGCCAGGCTGAAGGCGTATGTGGACGCGATCCGGACCTACGTGCTGGCGTCCTATCCCGCTGCCGTATTCGAACTGCTCTGGCCCATGGATGTGAACGACCCAGACACGTGTAGACTGACCCGGTACATCAATCTGCCGACCGAATGGCAGGCGCGCGCCGGTTCTGGATTCGATACGTTCCTCTGCGAAGGCTTCGAATACGGCGGCATCGATCACAACATCGACCAGGCCCAGCGGTGCGCGGCCTATCCCTTTGCGGAACTCTCCTGGGACCAGGCACACTGCCGCTATCTGGAGGGCTGGTATTCCCCGGGTTGGCCCTGGCAGCGCGAGTATCTGGCCGCCAGGCGCACCGGTGTACCGCTGATCAAGTTCTGGGCCTACGACCACCTCTGCTTATTCGGGTGGCCGCTGCCGCTGCCGGTGGCGGCTGCCAGCCCGTCGTTCATCTGAGTCACGGAGAATGAAATGCGGATCTGCCTATTGCTCGCGCTTTGTGTGCCGGCATTCGCCCAAACCACCACAGTGACCGGCACGATCAGGGACCCTGCCGGCGATCCGCTCGCGGGGTCGTGCTCCATCCAGGCCGTGGGACCATTCACCGCGGCGGCGGGCTGGCGCGTGATCGGCGCGCCCACGGTGGTGACCTTTTCGGGCGGCGCATTCACTGCTTCGTTGGCGCCCACCGACAGCGCAACGCCCTCGGGGCAGTACTACAAAGTGACGTGTGCTGTGCCCAAGCAGACCGTCAACGGCCACTCGGTGGGGCCGTTTTCCTGGGGGCCGCGCTACTGGCTGGTCCCGACCAGCGCCGGCAGTCTCGATATCGGAACGGTCGAGTTGACTTCGCCACCGCCCAGCCCTTCGTGGACGATACTCCCGCAGCAGCTCGCCGCAGGCGGGGCCACAGCAGGGCAGTGTCTCACGTGGACCGGAACGGCCTGGTCCCCGGTAGATTGCGCCGCGGGCGGGGCGGTCGCGTATGTTGCGACGGTCAGCACCGCGGAGTACACAGACGGCTCCATTACCGTGACGAACGGTTCCGACGAGGTCACCGGGATCGGAACCGCATGGACCTCGGCGATGACGGGTTACTGGCTGGCCACGCAGCCCTGTCTCAGCGTTTATAAATTCACTTACGTCTCGGCGACGTCGGGCACGCTGGACCGGCCCTACACCTGCGCCTCGGGGACGATGCGGGGTGTGCCGTCCCCTCCCGGCACGCCATACGGACACGCCTATGCACTGACGCAGTCCACTTACGTGGCGTCGTCCACGCACGGACTCGGAACCGTGCACATCATCCTGCAGTGCTTCGACGCCGGCGTTACGGCCCAGAGAATCCAACCGGCGGCGGTTCTTGTGTGGCCGAACCAGGACGTCGAGATCCTGTGGCGTAGGGCCACAACCGGATCATGCATCCTCAACCGATGACACGGTGGATTAGATTCGTAGCGCCCGCTCTGATGGCAGTCTCGCTGGGCGCGCAGGCGCGCGTAGCAGGTGATGTGGCTACTGGTGGGCTGTCCGGCGCGGATGATCGCACGCAGGCGGCGCTGCGGTTTGCGGGAACTTGCCTCAAGACCTGGCAGGACCGCCTCGCGCTCGGCAATTGGCATATATCGGTCGAAATGGCGCGAACCAAGGACCTGCGGCCGAAGACCGTCGGCCAAGTTGAGATCGACTACCCGGCGAGGAGGGCGGTCATTCAAGTGCTCGACCCAGCCGACCACCGGCTGCCAGACGATCAAATGCTCGCGCTGGTCGAGTCGGTCGTAGTCCACGAGCTCGTCCACATCAGCCTCACCCCGGTTGTCGGAGCGCTGCGCGGCGTCGAGTCAACCGACGGCGAAGAAGAGCGCGCCGTGCGTCACATCACCGCCGCGCTGCTGGCGGCGCAAGAGAATGGTCACAACTGAAACCTGCACCTGCGGACGGTGCCGGCAATGCCGCTTCCGGGAGCGCGAGCGCCTGATGCGCGAGGCGCGCCGGCCAAAGCCAAAGCCGAAGCAACGTCAGTCCAGGGGCCCACTTTGCACCTGCGGAACATGCCGCAAATGCGTGCACCGGGCTGCCACTCGGAAAAGCAGACAGCGTGTCCGCGATGCGTTCGTTGCGCTTGACCAACCCAGGCCGTTTACTCTTTCCGAATTTGCGCGAGGAATCTACGAGCTCGAGTTGGCCACGATTTGTCGGGCGGTTCGCGCATGGCGCTGTCGTGTCGGACCACTGCGGGCGGATAGCTAGAACTGGAGGTGTTCCATGGATGATCGTCAAACGCGGCTGAATGAGGTCGCGCGCATTGCCGTTGACTTGGAGTCGAAGACCGGATGTCCGGCGCAGTTGCTCATTGCGCAGTGGGCACTGGAATCGAAGTGGGGCGCCAAGCCGGCGGGGAACGCGAATTTCTTCGGGGTCAAGAAAAGTGACCGGCACGAGAAATGTTGCACGGTCTCGACGCGTGAGGTCGTGAACGGCAAGTCCGTCGTGCAGGACCTGGACTTCGCCGACTACGACTCGCTCGACGATTCTTGCCGGGATTATGCCTGGCTCATTACGGAGGGCGCACCGTACCACCAGGCCTGGGAGCAGTACCAGAAAGATCGGAATCTGCACGCGCTGATCGAGGCGGTCGCCGGCAAATACGCGACCGACCCGCAGTATGCATTCCTGGTCGCCACGATAGCCGGCCAGTCGAATGTGACGCAGGCCATCGCCGCCGCGCGCCAGGAGGTGCCGAATGCAACGGCTTAGACTGGCGCTGTCGTGCGCCCTGTTGGCGGCGTTGACTGGGGTGGCAGTACAGGCCATCCTCCTGCTCCGGGCCGCAACCGTGGCCACCTGTGCGTTGCCGGGGGCCGTTTCTGCCGAGCTCCGGGCCGCCCGCACGGACCTGGTAACCGAATTGAGGTCCGCACACACAAAGCTGCTGGCTGCCGTGAACTCGCAGGCTGTGGCTGGCCAGGCGAAAGTGGATCGGGCGCTGTCGATCCTTGATCGGCGCGCCGGAGACGCTCTGACCCGGGTAGATGCTGCGATCACGACCACGAACACCGCGGTTGCCACGGCAAATGCGCAATTGTCGAGCACCAACGACACGCTGGCGGGAATCCGTGACGATTTGAAACCGGCACTGCAGGAAACTCAATTCACAGTCAAGGATCTGCGCGACTCCTGGGACGACCTGTACTGGGATGTGAAGGCGTCCGTGGAGTCGGCGACGGTCGCCGCACGGGGTGTCGCGGAGGCTGCGGAAGCCGCCGGTAAGGCCGCCCCGAAACTTGCAGGTGCGGCCGTGAAGAACGCCGATAACCTCGCCGGCGTAACTGCCGATGTGCATACCGCCACCAGCGCGTTCGTGAAGCCCAAATCCACCTGGCAGAAGATCAAATCCGCGCTCTGGCTGATCGCCTACGGTGCGGCCCACGCGATGTGAGCAGGTCCTGATGTCCTTCAGAAACCGGCTGAAGGCCATTCGCATTGCGCTCGAAGCGTTCTGGAGGAATCAGCGGGCAGCTTGGCTGTGGCTTGGGCGCGGTCGGATTTGACTTCCCCCCAGTAAACACGACGGGCATCAGCAAAACCGCACACGACCAAGTCCGCCTGATGCATGACATCGAATCAAGATTTCCAGCCGCGCCCGGCGGTCTCCGGGCAGAAAGAGAAAACTCATGATTACATTCACGTCCATCGGGCACGCGTATGCGTTCGCCCTGGAGAAGATCCATGCCGGCCTTCAGGCCGTCGAGAAGGTCATTCCGGCGGTCCAGAAGGACGCCACCATTGTCGAGGGGATCACGGCGTTGATCCCCGGAGCGGGCGCGCAGACGGCGGTGGCCATCGAGCGCGTGGCGTTCGGCGTTCTGGGCGACGTGGCGGCGGCGGTGAACGCAACCGACCAGGCAACCTTGGCAAAGGGGGTCAGCGTCACCCTCGACGCGGATGTCGCTGCGGCCGTCAAAACGCTGATCAGTGACTTCAAGTCGGAGCTGCAGACGGCCGGCCTCAAAGTCTAACCACCATGCAACGAATCGCCGAATTCGCCGAAAGAGAGGCTGGCCACGTCGTGGTCAGCCTCATCCTGATCGCCCTTGGCGCCGTCCTCTGGCTGTTCAAAGTGCCCAAGGGCGAGGACTTGATCCCGTTCGCCCTGGGCGTACTGGGGCGAAGCATGATCGGAAAGCAGAGCGGGATCTGACAAGGCTGCCGATTCCTCCGGACGCGGCCTGCGTCACCGCAAACTGCGGCGGCACGCGCGTGTGGCTCGTGCGCGACCGTGATCGCTGGCTGATGTTCGCCGGGTCGCGCGCGGCCGGCGGCCGAAGGAAAGATTTTGCTTCGCCCTTTCTGGAGCATGCGATGAGGACGGCGGAGTTTTGGTACGGCGTGCCCGCAACGGGCTGGCGCGCGGAAGAGGGCACCAAGGAGAAATATGCCAAGACGGCTTGACGCTGGCCTCTCTGCAGTCGATGCCTTTGTGCGGCCAGCATCGGACGAATCCCGCGCGCTCATGGCTGTGAAATGCCGGAGCCTCCTGGCTGGCTACCATGCGCGCTGGGCCGATGCGGAGTATCTACCGGTCGCAGTGGAGCGGGTGGTCCAATCGGACCTCTGGAATCCGGGGACGGGGAGAAAGAGCCGATCCTTTACCGTCGCCGGCAAAATCGACCTGAGCGCGGCCTTTCGCGATCGCGCTGTGCTGATGGATCACAAGACGACTGCCGAAGACATCAGCGATCCAAACTCGCCGTATTGGCGGCAACTCATCGTGGAGGGCCAGCCGAGTCATTACATGCTGCTTGAGTGGCTGAACGGCCGAAAAGTGGATGACGCGGTCTGGGATGTCGTTCGGAAGCCGACGATTAGCCCGAAGCTGCTCACGAAGGCCGAAGCCAGGAGCGCCGCGGTGACGCACGAGTACTTCGGCCGTCACCTCGCCGACGAATCGATCCTGGCGCTCAATGTCGAGAAGCCGCGCGAGACCCTGGAAATGTACGAAGCGCGCCTGGCGCACGACTGCACCCTGGCGCGGCCGGAGTGGTACTTCCAACGGCGATCCATCCCGCGGCTCGATGCCGAGCTGCATGAGTATGCCGTCGAACTGTGGGAACACGGCCAGGAGATCTTGCACGCCCGCAACACTGGCCGGCACGCGCGGAACTCGGGCGCCTGCATGTTGTACGGCGGTCCCTGCAAGTTCCTTGGGATCTGCTCGGGGCACGATGCACCCGATACCGACAATTGGCGGCGAAAACCCTGCGTTCATACGGAACTTCCGGGAATCGAGGGCGACGGCCGCAATGTCCTCACCAACAGCCGGATTCGATGTTTTCAAACCTGCCGGCGAAAGCACTTTTACGAATACGAACTTGGGATCGAGCGGCAGGACGAAGAGGAGCGCGATGCGTTGTATTTCGGAAACCTCTGGCACCGAGCGCTAGAGGCGTGGTTTTTAGCTTCACAGAAAGGAGTGCTGAACGATGACACCAACAGCGCAAGCAACTCCGCGGGCAGCGAGCTCGCGGCAGGCGGCGCCAGTCGCAACGAGCAACCGCCCCTCCCTGGCTGCGATCAGCAGCAAGGGTAGCGGGCTGCCGAACCGCACGGTCCTACATGCGGTGGAGGGATGGGGTAAGACATCCTTCGCGGCACAGACGGTCAAGCCCGTATTCCTCGAAACAAAAGGCGAGACTGGCCTGGAAACCCTGATCGATTCCGGTCGCCTGCCGGAAGTCCCTCACTTCCCCGAGGCGCAGAGCTGGGACGACCTCCTGGGGGCCATCGAGACATTGACCGTCGAAGATCATCCGTACCGCACGCTGGCCCTGGATACGGTCAACGGGGCCGAACGTCTCTGCCATGAGTTCGTTTGCGAGCGCGATTTCAATAACGACTGGGGTGAGCGCGGCTTCATGGGCTACATGCGGGGGTTCGAGGTAGCCCTCGCGGAGTGGCGCAAGTTCCTCAATGCCCTCGACCGGCTGCGTGCCGAGCGGAGAATGGCGATCGTCTCGTTGTGCCACACGAAGGTGAAGCCGTTCAAGAACCCCGAGGGCGCCGACTACGACCGCTACACGCCGGACATGCACGACAAGACGTGGGGCCTCACGCATAAATGGGCCGACGTCGTTCTCTTCGGCAATTTCGAGGTGACACTGACGGCCGTACAGGAGAACAAGAAGACCGGTGCCGCCCGCGGCAAGGGTGCGGGTGGGAATCATCGCATGCTCTTTACGGAACGCCACGCATCGTATGACGCCAAGAACCGCCTGGGACTGCCGGCTGAAATCGATATGGGATCAACCGTCGCAGAGGCATGGGCGAATTTCATGGCGGCCGTAAAGCAGGGCCGGGAGGCAGCGAATGGCTAAACCGTTCTACGAAGTTGGCCGTTACGCCTGCAAGGTGACCAGCCAGGCGCTCGGCGAAGCCAAGACAGGCACGCCCC